CTGCTCTTTTAACAGGTAACACAATCGCTAACGGAGGACTTACTATTAGACCTAACGTTAAATTCAAAGAGGTTGTAAAAAGATTAGAATTAGATGGAATCGTTAAGAACGGTACTTGTGATTTTAACGACACTTCTACATTAACATTAACTGAGAGAATTCTTGAACCTAAAGAGTTGCAAGTAAACTTAGAGTTGTGTAAAAAAGATTTCCGTTCTGATTGGGATGCTGTTCAAATGGGATATTCTGCATTTGACAACTTACCATCATCTTTTCAAGACTACTTACTTTCTTATACAGCAAGTAAAGTTGCTCAAAAGAACGAACAAAATGTATGGGCAGGAACAGATGGAGAGGGTTCATTTGATGGATTTGAAACTTTGTTAGCTGCTGATGCAGACTTACCAACTGATAACGAGGTAGCAGGAACAACTGTAACCGCTGCAAATGTTATTGATGAACTAGGTAAAGTTGCTGATGCTATTCCTGCTGAATTGTACGGAAGAGAAGATTTATACATCTATGTATCTCAAAACGTATTTAGAGCATACAAAAGAGCATTAGGAGGGTTTGCTGCTAACGGAGTTGGTGCAAATGGATTTATGGCACAAGGAAACAACCAAGATGTGAACATCTTATTCTTTGATGGTGTAAAAATCTTTATGGCTAACGGATTGTCTGCTAACACTATGGTAGCTACTACTAAAGACAACTTATGGTTTGGAACAGGATTGTTATCTGACCACCAAGAGGTTAAGGTTTTAGATATGGCTGACTTAGATGGTTCACAAAATGTAAGAATCATTATGAGATTTACAGCAGGTGTTCAGTACGGTGCTATTGAAGATATCGTAACTTACGGAATTACAAATTCAGCTAACTAAGAATTAGCTTTTTAAAACAATTAAAGGGTAGGTGGGTTATCTACCTGCCCTTTTTTATTAACTTATAAAATATAAAAAATTATGGCTTGTGATTTTATAACAACAGGTAGGTTAGAACCTTGTAAAGATTCCGTAGGAGGTATAAATGCAATTTACTTTGTGCCTTACGGAGATATTGGTAGGTCTGACATAAATACTTTAACAGGAGTTATTGATAGTGTAACAGCAGACACTCCTGCTTACAAATTTGATGTTAGAGGTAATTCTAGTTATACTGAAAATATCCAATCTAGTAGAGAAAACGGAACAACTGCTTTTGAACAAGTATTGGAATTAACTTTCAAGAAACTGACTAAAGAAGACCAAAAGGTAATTAAATTATTGTCTTATAATAGACCTCACATTCTTATAGAAGATAATAATGGAAATATATTTGCTTCGGGATTAGAGTATGGTTCTGATGTAACAGGAGGTACTGTTGTAACGGGTGCTGCTATGGCTGATATGAGTGGTTATACACTTACTTTTACAGGTATGGAGAAAGAGCCTGCTACTTTCCTTGATGCGACCAACTCAACTGATTTGGAAGGTATTGGATTCAGTGTTACTGATGGAGTATAGTAAAAATAACTTTTTGACAATAAGACCCTACCTTAATCGGTGGGGTTTTTTGTTAAATAAAACAAAAAAATATTTTTCAGTTATCATAGTATGTTAATATTAGAACCTACATTAGTAAATCAAACTATAACGATAGCACCTAGAAGTGAAAGCATAACAGGTACTTTTGTTTTAAATATAAGAAAAGATGGAGATGGTAAAACTGAATCTATAACAAATGCTACTTTAAATAAAGTAACTAATTTTGTTGAGGTTACTTTTGCATCTACAATATTTGATGAAGATTCTACTTATTACTTAGAAATAACTAAAGATTCAGATTTGTGGTATAGAGATAAGATTTATGTTACATCTCAAACAGCACAAGAAAGAGTAACTAATAAGCACGAGATAGGTAATGGTACAATCTACCAATCTTATGATTCAACTGATGATAACACATACATAATATAATGGCTTCAAACAAGAATAAATCAAAAGTATACAAAGACAGTATTAGAATAGTTAATATGTCATCTTATGAAGTTCCCGAGATAAAGGAGGTTCATAATAAAGATTGGGTGTCTTTTGGTCAAAACAACGACTACTTTGATAATCTTATTGATAGATACTTAGATAGTCCTACTAATGGTAGGTGTATTAATGGTATTTCTGATATGATATATGGTAGAGGTTTAGAATCTACTAATTCAGATTTATTCCCGAAGGATTATATTAAGATGAAGCAGTTGCTTAAACCTAGAGATGTAAAAAGACTTGTAAATGACTACAAGCTACTAGGTCAAGGTGCTATGCAGATAACTTACAACAAGGCTAAAACACAAATACTAAAGGTATCTCATTTTCCTATGGAAACATTAAGAGCAGAAAAAGCTACTGATGGAAAAATAAAAGGATATTACTACCACCCTTGTTGGAAAGAGTATAAGAGTTCAGATAAACCTAAAAGAATACCTAGTTTTGGTAATGGTTCTAAGTCTGAAAAAAACGAACTATACATATTCAAGCCTTATAGAAGTGGTTTCTATTACTACTCTACTGTTGATTATCAAAGTTGTTTACAATACACTAAATTAGAATCAGAAGTATCTAATTATCACATTTCAAATATAGAAAATGGTTTACAGCCTAGTTTATTCGTAAACTTTAACAATGGTGTTCCTAACGATGAAACTCAACAAATGATTGAGAACAAGATTAACGATAAGTTTAGTGGTAGTTCTAATAGTGGTAAAGCTATTATAGCCTTTAATGAATCTGCTGAAACTAAAGCAGATATAGAAGCTATACATCTACCCGATGCTCACGCACAATACCAATTCTTATCTGATGAAGCTAGAGAGAAGATTATGTTGGGGCACGGTATTGTATCTCCTATATTACTAGGTATCAAAGACAATACAGGTTTTGGTAACAATGCTGAAGAGTTAAGAACTGCATCTGTATTAATGGATAACGTAATTATTAGACCTTTTCAAGATGGTATAATTTATGGTTTATCAGAAATATTAGAGTTCAACAACATTAATCAAGATTTATACTTTGTTACTCTACAACCTATCGAGTTTACTCAACTAGATAATATTGAAACTAAGATTAGAAGAGAAGAGGAAACAGGAGAGAAGTTATCTAGTCAAAAAGAAGATGAGGACTTTAGCGATGAAGAAGGAGATGACCTATATGACCAATTAGAAGGCTTAGGAGAGGTTTTAAGCGATGATTGGGAGTTAATCCATAGTGAAGTGTACGAAGAGGGAAAAGAGAGCGTTAAAATGGCTGAAATCAAGTATTCTGATAAAAAGTCAAGTGAAGATAACGACATCTACAAAGTTAGGTATGCTTATATGCCTGTTAGAAAATCTCCCGATAGTAGAAACTTCTGCAAAAAAATGGAATCATTAACCGATAAAAAGATTGTATTTAGAAAAGAAGATATAAATATGATGTCTTTTAGAGGTGTTAATAAAGAATTAGGTCATAAGAAAAGGAATTATTCTCTTTTAAAATTCAAGGGGGGTAAGAATTGTCATCACTATTTTGAGTTACAAGTTTATAAGAAGTCTAACGGTAAGAAAACAGATTCTCAAGATGCCTATGAAAAAGGTTTAAAAGAACCCAAGAACCCTAAAGAGATGACTGAACGAATGATAGACAGAGCAGATAGGGGTGCATACAGAAGCACTTTAAGTAAAATCAAAGAAATAATAGGTTTATAGATGAAAGCACTATTCATAACAGTAAAAGACTTAAAAGCTAAATCCATAATTAGTGGTAACACTGATGCTGATAAGCTAATACATTTCATAGAGGTAGCACAGGATATTCATATCCAAAACTACTTAGGAGGTAAATTGTATGATAAGATGCAACAACTCATTTTAGATAGTGAGATAGACCTACCTGCTAATAGCGATTATAAGGCTCTTAGAGATGATTATATCAAGCCAATGCTAATATGGTTCACTCAAGCAGAATATTTGCCTTTTTCTATGTTTAAAATAGATAATGGAGGTGTTTCTAAGCATAGAGGAGAGGAATCTGATACTGTTAATTACGGGGACATAGATAGAATGATGTCTAGGATTAATGATAGGTCTGAATTTTACACTAGGAGGTTTTTAGATTACATCTGTTTTAATAGTAATAAATATCCCGAATATACTAATAATCAGAATGGAGATATGTATCCCGATAGAGATGCTGACACATTTTCAAGTTTTGTTTTATAATGGAGGAGGACAAGAAAAGAACATACAAAACTAAGAAAGAGAATATAGTAAAGTTATCTAGTTTCTATAAAAAAATAAAAGAAAAGACAAATGGCAAACGAAATATACGACAATAGTTGGTTTGGTAATACAATAGATACTGCATCTTCT